ACTTGAAATGCAATGTAATTGGGTATTTCCACAACCTTAAATTTGACGGGAATTTCATTGTTGATTACCTTTTGCGAAATGGATATAAATGGAACCGTGTAGCTGAAAGGAATATGAATAACAAGGATTTCAAGTGTGCAATCAGTGATAGAGGTGCGTGGTATACAATTACTATTAAGCACAAGAACACAATAATAGAATTTAGGGATTCTTTAAAGCTGTTGCCATTCAGCGTAAAGCGCATAGGCAAGTCATTCAAGACAAAGCATAAGAAGCTTGAGATGGAATATGAAGGATTCAGGTTTGCTGGTTGTGTCATAACACCGGAAGAACAGGAATATATAGCCAACGATGTGTTGGTCGTAAAGGAAGCTTTGGAATTGATGTTTGAACGGGGCCACCAGAAGCTTACAATTGGTTCATGCTGTTTGGAGGAATTTAAGCATACTTATGATAAGCAGGACTACCAGAATTTCTTTCCAGATTTAACAGAAATCGAAATTGATGAAAGCGTATACGGTGAGCGTACAGCAGATGCTTACATCAGACATAGTTATAGAGGTGGATATTGTTACCTTGTCAAAGGAAAAGAAAATAAAATGTATAACGGAGGGTGGACAGCGGATATTAATAGTTCCTATCCATCGAATATGTCATCAGAATCAGGTAACTATTATCCTGTAGGAAAGCCGCAATTCTGGTCAGGAGATATCCCAGAAATAGCCAAACAGAATTATTATTTTGTCAGAATAAGATGCAGGTTTCAGATAAAACCAGGAATGTTGCCAACCGTTCAGATTAAAGGCAGTTTCTTATACGTAGGAACTGATTATCTTACGAGTAGTGACTATTATGATTATAGTACAGGAACATACAAACGTTATTACATGAAAGATGGTAAGTTACACGATAGCTATGTAACGATGACCATGACCGGAGTGGATTACGAATTATTCCTACAACATTATAACGTGTTTGATTTAACAGTTTTAGATGGTTGTTGGTTCCGGCAGGAGATTGGATTATTTGACGAATATATGTACAAATACAAACAGATTAAGGAGAATAGCAAGGACGCTGAACGTGAGCTTGCAAAGCTGTATCTTAACAATCTGTATGGCAAGTTTTCAGCTAATGATTCATCAAGCTACAAGGTGCCATACATAAACGATAAGAATGTATTAGGATTCGACATAGTAGAAGAGCACGAGAAGAAGCCGGGATTCATAGCGGTTGGAAGTGCCATAACATCATACGCAAGGAGGTTTGTTATCAATGCCGCACAAGCTAATTATCAAGGGCCGGACAGGGACGGTTTCATTTACTGCGATACGGATTCCATTCATTGTAGTGGCGACCCTAAAGACGCAAAAGGAATTAAGATTCATCCTACAAATTTCTGTGCGTGGAAGCTCGAGAGTTATTGGGACAAAGCGATTTTCGTTCGGCAGAAAACGTATATTGAGCATGTCACTCACAACGACGGTGAGCCTGTAGAACCATACTATTCAATCAGGTGTGCTGGTATGGGAGATAAAGCGAAGCAGGAGTTTTTAAAAGAACACGATATAACAGAGTTTAAGGAAGGTCTTAAGCTTAAGGACATGTTGAAGCCAGTAAGAATGCCCGGAGGAATTGTGTTAGTGAATAAGGGGTATCATATGACTCCCAAGAAATTAAATAAGTTTAAGGAAGGATGAAAAGATTAAATAACAGTATTTGCGCAAGTATTGTTAAAGGGAGGATAATTATTATCCTCCCTTCTATATCTTAACAGATGGTCTATAGAGTGGGTTTCCAATACCCAATACCCCAGCGGCACGTTTCACCGTGTGGACCCCACCAGCAGCAAACTATAGATAACACCTGCAGATACCATTAATATGATAATAACTTTATCAGCATCTGTTTGCAATCCAGGTTCTTAAACCGGAAGCAACCCTGGTTAAACAACATTCGGAAGTGATTGATTAGCAATGCGTTTTTTGCTATCATAACGTAATTTATGTTGTGGTCGTCTGTAGTCAACGATAGTTTATTAGGAAAGCTACTGTCATAATTATCAGTAACATACATTATTCCCAATGAGTCATACTCATAGATAGCATAGTGCTTTTTAAGGTACTTCACCGTGTAGCAGTATCTTCCACGTCCTTCTGGTTTATCAATGAATGAGAAGTTGTCGTTAAGGTACACATTCTGACTCGCATACATTACATAGTCACTGGACGCAAAAGCCCTGTTAAATCCCGAATCAAGCTGTGCATCACTAGCAGACTGAATGAATCCCTGTTCTAATACAAAACCATCACCTCGAAGGAAATTAGTTTCTTTTTTAAGCCTGTCACTGATTCCCAAACTAGCATAGTAAGGATTAAGCAAGCTTACCGTGTTTCCGCACATGTACACAGGAACATAACGAATCTGTTTTCCGTTACCTCGCGCAATACTGGTGTGCACTGATAACAGCTTACGTATTTCGTCTGTGCAGTATTTATTTGTCTCGCTTTGGAACTCATCCATCATCATGCGTTCAACATCATTGAACAGGTGGCTGTATTTCTTGATTGCGTCTGCATTGTTAAGCGCAATCGCATAGCCACACGGTTCATCGTTCAAGAACATTTCATGGAATATGCCTTTTGCCATAGGCCTGCTGGTCATTTCATCCTCAGGGAAGAACAACCCACGAATATCTTTAAAGAACTTCTCTGCGCAATCGGACAGCTCATAGTTGAATCTGTAAATTAGGCAGAACTTACCTTTACCCTGTTTGAACTTCTTAACAAGATAACGGCTAAACCATGTTGTCTTACCGCCAGTTCGGTTGGTAGTCACCATAAACAGTTCTGGTTCACGACCGTTAAGGTCTTTCATGGACAACAACTTTGTCCCGTCATAGTAAGCCATGCCTAACTCCTCTCAAACTATAGTATCTCTAATTATTGTAACACATTTTAATTGACAAGTCAAGTATAATTTGATATAATAAAAGGTAGAAGGAGGTGGTACAGGGTGAATGACATTGTAAGTATCATTAGCACCGTTGGTTTCCCAATTGCGCTTACCCTGATTTTGCTATGGTACATCTATGACAGCAACAATAAGCACAAGGAAGAAATCGACAAAATGTCAGAAGCATTGAACAACAACACCATTGCGCTGACAAAATTGTTGGACAGGATGGAGGCTGACAAACATGTTTAAAGGGATTGATGTTTCCAGACACCAAGGCGAGATTGATTGGGAGAAAGTAATTGGTTCTGACCATTCAGACTTCGCAATCATCCGTGCCGGGTTTGGAAACAATAACATTGATGCTCAGGCAGAGCGCAACATCGAATGGTGCGAGAAGCTTGGAATACCATATGGGCTATATTGGTTCAGCTACGCCTTATGCCCGGAAATGGCCCGCAAGGAAGCGGCCCATATGATTAAGTTCATAGGCTCGCGCAGACCTTTGTATCCAATCGTTTACGATTTTGAGTATGATAGTGTCACGCATTGTAACAGAAATGGAGTTAACGTGACCAGGGATTTTGTGCTTAAATGCACAGATGCATTCTGCTCGCATTTAGAGGAAGCTGGATTCTATGCCATGTTTTATTGTAACAACGATTATTATCAGCGGTTCTATCAGGGTTCAGAGGTGAGCCAAAAGTATGACATGTGGTATGCTAGATACGCTGACACACCGAAACGTCCAGTAACACTTTGGCAGAAATCTGAAAGCGGAAAGATTCCTGGAATATCCGGCAGATGTGACCTGGACCAGACAGAACGGGATTATCCGTCAATCATATGGCGTAATAGCCTTAACAATTGGAAGGATGTATTACATGGCTAGCATCCAGCTTGCTTATAATTGGGCCATAGAAGTATGCAATGAACCAAATGTGGGTTATTCACAGCAATATAGGAACCAACGCACTGTTAATGGCATAACTTACTATGACTGTTCGTCATTCATATGGTATGCGCTGATAGCCGGAGGGTGGGATTTAGAAGCCAAATACGGGACATGGCCTTTTACCACATCCACCATGGGGAATATATTATTGCAGGAGGGATTTACACGGCATGACCCATCAATACCGTGGTTAATGGGTGATATATTATTGCGTTCAACCCACACAGAAATGGCATTCGACGCTACGCGCACAATGGGCGCTCATACCAGTTCAGTGCCACTGGACCAACAGGTGTCAATCAACGCTAACGATTCCCGTGGGAACTGGTTACACCTGTATCGGTATGGACAGGGTGCGGTAAGTGAATGGATTAAAGGCAACCGTTATCTCGCAATAGGCGAGATGCAGAACAACGCTACTATCCAGTTTGCATATTTTATTTCTAAGGGATGGACAGCGAATGCCGTAGCCGGAATGCTGGGAAACCAGCAAGTGGAATCAACCCTTAACCCTGGTATGTGGCAGGACCTTAAACCAGGGGTAGGTGGTTTTGGTTTAGTACAATGGACTCCTTCAACCAACTACACCGAATGGGCTGACCAGCATGGTTACGCCCACGACGACGGTAACGGTCAGATGGAATGGATAGACACAGAAACCGCGCCATTCGGTCAATGGATACCTACATCACAACACCCTGAGACATTCGCGGAGTTCAAGGTAAGCACACAGACACCGGAA